CCTCTGAATTTCCCCCAGGGAACCAAAAACGCTCCTAGCGCTTCCGTGTCGCCCAAATTGCACGCGTCCGGATTCATTCTTCCCAGATTGGAAACGGCGCGGCCTGCGCATGTGCGGGGATCCTACGGGGAGCAGGCGGAGAAGTGGGTCAAGGATGTTTACGGTATGCAGCTGCGGCCTTGGCAGCGTTACGCCCTCGAGCGTGCCCTCGAGCATGATGATGATGGGGCCCTGGTGTGGCCTACGGTTATGGTGACGGTAGGGAGACAGAGCGGCAAGTCGTGGCTGAGCCGAGCCGTCTGTTTGTGGCGGTTGCATCACGCGGACCTATTCGGTGAGGAGCAAACGATCCTGCATGTGGCTAACCGTCGATCCACGGCTATGGAAGTCATGCGCCCGGCTGGCCTGTGGGCCGCGCAGCGCTACGGAGAGCGATCCGTCAAGTGGGGCAATATGGAGAGCGGGATCTACCTGCCCTCCGGTGATCGGTGGCTGATCCACGCGGCTAACGAGTCCGCAGGCGTCGGCTACTCGGTATCGATGGTATTCGTCGATGAAGCGTGGAAGGTCAAACGTGAGGTAGTCGATGACGCTCTCGCGCCGACGATGTCCGAGCGCATGAACCCGCAGCTGTGGCTAGTCTCGACCGCTGGCGACTCAACCTCGGACCTAATGACCACGTACCGCACTCGAGCGATCGATCAGATGGAGGAGCCAGGGCCAGGAGCGATCCTTATCCTGGAATGGTCAGCCCCGGCCGACGCTAACCCCGACGATCTCGAGACCTGGAAATGGGCAAGCCCGGAATGGTCCGAGCGGCGCGAGAAATTCCTGCACCAACAATGGAGCAACGTCGAGGAATCAGCGTGGCGCAGAGAATGGCTCAACCAATGGGTCACGAAGGCAGATCATTGGCTCAAGGACTCGATCTGGAAAGAAACCACAAGCGACGAACCACTACCGCTCGATGCCACGTGGACAGTCGCGCTCGAGACGGATTTCGACGGCATGGGCCACGCGGTAGCAATCGCAGCTCCCAGCAAGGACGGCCACATCATCACTCGAGTAACCACGCACCGGACTATCGCCGAGGCGGATGAGCGCATAGCAAAAATTAGGGAAGAAAATCCCAGGCTACAGATTATCGCTACTCCGGGGTATACCTCGAGACTACGCTCCCCAATCGACAGCCTGGTCGGAAACCGAGAGGCCGCAGCTGCGACTCAGAACCTCCTCGACCTATTCGATCGACGCGCGATTAAGCACGACGGCTCGCAGATCCTCCGAGAGCACCTATCCGCGACGACGGTAAGCAAACGGCAAGGCGGATGGGTCATTACCGCCCCCATGGGCAGAGGCGGAGTGTACGCAGCTCGAGCGGTCATGTTCGCCACGTGGCAGGCGTCAAAAATTCCGAGGCCCGCGCCAATGATTAAAAGCCGTAGGCGTGCCTAGTAAAAAGGATAACGAAATAGTATACAGTTTGCCTGTGGCGTTTCCCCGTTCACTCCGCATCGTGCGGGACCAGGCTGATATCGCAGCGCACGCGTCCGCCGTCCTCCCTTCCGGCGAGGCCTCGGTCCCGCACGTGCGCGAAGCTGGCGCGCTCGTAGCATCCGTGGCATCCGCTTACGGCTACAACGTTTCGCTGAATACCGCGATGCAGGTCCCCGCTTTCGCTAAGGCTCTCAAGACCTATACGGCGACGATCAGCGCTTTCCCGCTCCGCGAATATGTCACCGACGGCCCGGTGCGGCCTCGATCATTCCTCGAGACTCCCTCGAGCTACATTCCTTACCCGGCACTCATACAGCGCCTCGTTACCGATTTGTTATGTTACGACGTTGCCTACTGGCGCGTAATCTCCCGCACGTGGGACGGATTCCCGGCGGAAATCGTGCCCATGCGCGTCCAGGATGTGACGGATCTCAATGGTGGGAACCTCGGCGTTGATGTGAACGCTTACCCGCCGTCCGATCCTTTCTACCACCTCGGCAACCGCGTGCCGACGGCTGACGTCATCAAGTTTTACGGCGACGGCATGGGCGGCTGGCTCAAGGTCGGCGCTACCGCGATCAACACCGCAGCAGCTCTCACCGCCGCGACGCTGCGCTACTCCGAGACACCGATCCCCACCGTGGTGCTCAAAAACACCGGAGCGGATCTGCCCGAGGACATGGTCGATGACATTCTCGAAGCGTGGGAAGCTGCCCGCGCTAACCGATCCACGGCGTACCTCAATAGTGTAATTGAGGCTAAGGAAATGGGATGGAACGCCCGCGACCTGCAGCTCGTCGAAGCGATCCAATCCTCGAGCGCGTCAATCGCTCGCCTGGCCAACCTTGACCCGATTTGGGTCGGCGCTGGCGTACCCGGATCGAGCCTCACCTACGCAAACCGAGTAGACCTTTACCGTGGCCTTCTGGACATGAGCCTCACCCCTGTGATGGACATGGTCGGCGATCGACTTTCCATGAATGACATCACTCCTCGAGGCCACACCGTCAAATTCGACACATCGGTATTCCTACGCGCCAACACCGCAGAGCTCGCAGGAGTCATCAATAGCCTGCTGCCGCTTAACGTTATGAGCATCGAGGAATCCCGCGACCTGCTCGACCTCCCGAACCTAGGAGTCATGGAATGAAAACCACAGAGATCCTCACCGACCTGGCGATCGAGCTCCGCGAAGGCGACGAAGCCGGAGATATCGTGGCCACAGGCTACGGCCGCGCCGTTCCCTACAACGATGCAACCGATCTGGGAGGCCTTGCCGAATCTTTCGCCCCTAACGCTTTCGATCCAGAGGACGTAGTCGGTAAGCCTTTCGCCTACCGCCACGGCGAGCCGATCGGCATCATCACCGGAGCCGCAAACGAGCGCGACGGCCTTTACATTGATTTCCAGATCCTCAACACTACCCAGGGCCGCGACGCCGCGACCCTTATGCGTAACGGCGCATCAAAAGGACTCTCGGTCGGATTTACCCCGATCGAGTCGGTGTGGAACAAGGCCAAGACGGCCGTACAACACACCCGAGCAAAGTTGCTCGAAGTTTCACAAACCCACATGCCCGCTTATGCCACGGCAGGCGTAAGCGCAGTCCGAGAGGAACAACCAATGTCCGAGGTCATCGAGGCCGTGGTCACCGAGACCCCGGCACAAGATGTCGAAGCGCGCGAGCAAATCGCGCAGCTCCGCGAAGAAGTAAAGAGCATCGAAGCCAAGGCTTTCAGCTCAGAGGCAGCGCACCCGCTAGCCAAATTTCGTAATTTCGGTGAATACGTCAAGGCTGTTTACGCAGGCGACGTAGAAAACCGCGCACTCGACGTGCAGACCCTTGCCGACGCACCCGGCCTCGTGCCCCCGGTGTGGCTCCGCGACATCAAGGGCGTGCTCGATCGTGGCCGTCCCTGCATCACCGCCCTCGGTGGTCCGCTGAGCGCAGCTGGCGCAGGCATGACCGTGAACTGGCCATATTTCGATGGTGACCTTTCCGCCATTGTGGCCGTGCAAGCCGCCGAAGGCGACGAAGTGAACTCCGTCGATATCGACATCAAGAAGGGCACGAGCACCCTCGCGACCTACGCAGCGGGCAGCCGTCTCTCCTTCCAGGTCATCGAGCGCACCGATCCCTCCTACGTCGATGCACATCAGCGCATCATGCTTGGCGCGTTCGGCACAGAGACCGACTACGCCTTCCAGGCTGGGTTGTGGGCAAATGACACCGCCGGAGTCGATTACGATTTCAGCGCCGACACCACGGGCTCCGCTTTCATCGAGGCCGTTTGGGCCGCAGCGATCGACGTCCAGACCGCGACGGGTCAGCCCGCCGAGGTTGTGTACGTGAACAGCGCCGTCATGAAGAAGCTCGGCGCCTGGTCCGCTTTCCAATCGCAGAACTACCCCGTGTCGAACGTGGGCGGCGTATTCGACGGAACCACGGGCCGCGCGACGGTCATGGGCCTTCCGGTCGTGCTCGCTCGCGAATTCGCGACCAACGAGACCGAGGACGCAATCGTCACCAACCGCGCCGCTTGCGGCTGGTTCGAGGACGGTCCCCGCTTGGCGACCAACGATGCAGCTGGCAACCTGGGCCGCGACGTCGCGATCTACGGTTACGCCGCATTCGCGCCGTTCATCTCGTCCGGCATCGTCGGCATCTACAACCAGGCCTAAGTCGAGTAAGGAGCATCGGCCGTGTCTTTTGAGTACGTCACCGGAGAGGACCTAGCCACAAACCTAGGCCTCGAGGATGACTACGACGTCGATCCTGATCCCTTCGATCAGGTCGCGGGCGCGGTCGATGCCCTTCTCAACACCCTGCTCGTGGAGCCCGTGCTCGGCGCTGACGCGTTCCCCCAAAAGGAAGCCGCACTAGGAATCGCGGTAGACATTTGGCAGGCACGCACAGCCGCCGGAGGAGAGTCCGTAGCGCTCGATTTCACGCCAGGGCCCTACCGGGTATCCAGCGCGATCCTCAAGCGCTACTACGCCCTCCTAATGCCATACATGGCCGTTAAAGGAATGGTCGGCTAAATGCCTACCCCGTTAGCGACCGAGGCACGCACCACCCTGGCCACAAACCTAGCCGGGGTAGGCGTCAAGGTGTGGAGCGTTGCACCCAACGTTCCCACACCCCCATGCCTAGTCATTAAGCCCGATACGGTGTGGATCATTCCTCGACGTATCGGATCGAACCTCAACTACGAGGTACGGCTTAACGTGCTGATCGTGGCAGACGGCAGGACAAACGCCCAGGCTCTCGCCAAGTGCGAGCAGCTCGTGGATGCGGTACTCGCTAACGCGGGCAGCGGATTCACAGTCGAGCAGATCGGGCCACCACAATTAACAGACCTCGGCGGAAAAGGCTCGGCCCTAACCGTGGAGACAACAATCACCGCACAAGTTAAGGAGTAAGAAAAATGGCCGTTGTTTCGATCTCCGGGGCCGATTTCGAATTTTCGTATGAAGCCGTTTCCGGAACAAGCCAAGTAACCTCAGGAACCGTCACCCAGACGCCCACCATCGTCCGCACCAAGACGCTCGACGATGTGGCATTTAACCAGAC